AGGCATTCGGTCAGTAGCCGCGGACAAGTCGATTGAATGATAACATTCAGCATCAGCAATAAATAAGTTTATGCCTGCTTTATGGTCATATGTTTTGTCGGACGGTATCATTTGTAGTAACTTATACTGAGTCTTGTGCACTGCCGATAAGGCTGTTTGAGATAGCCAGTCAGCTACTGCTATGATCCGCGCCTTGCCCCCGGGTGCTGTAAATGTTACTAGTCTGGAGTGTATTTTGTCTTTTATGTACTCTGGATCATATATATTCACTTTTAGTATTTCTACTATTTTGATAAAGGCTTTACCAAATCTAAATTGACTTGCTAATCCTATTATCGCATTGTATAATTTTGGATCATTTATAACGGCAGCTGTATCTGCTAGATACTTTAAACTTGAATGCCCTCCATTTGGAGATGATGCATTCCCAGAATATATAAACAGTGATTTGAAGTCCCCAAGTTTCTTCCTATCTAAAAATTTATCCAGGAAGGCGTCTATGGATGCGTCCGTGAAATATGTAGCTAAAACCTCCTGAATTGGGGTACGACCGTTATATGGAGTAACTATTGTGGATTCCTCAGCTTTTGCTTTTACTTTGAATGCTCTATATATCGAAGTGATAGTCATTAGCAATGTCAGTGAAAGTTTTGCATGCCTAGTACCAAGCGCACGAATGCTTAATAGCAGTGTTGATAGGCTATTCGCGGCCTGAATTAGCTGTTCTCTGTATACGCCTAGTTCTAAGGAATTCCATTCGTTAGTAGTAGGTACAACTTTTGTAAGTAATGTACGTTCTATTAACTTGAATGCTTTTATGATATGTAATGGATCTGTTATAAGGACTGGCTGCTTAATATTTATATTAGGCAGTCCACCTACGTGCTCAGCCAGTTCTGCTAAGTCGGCAGAGTGTGGCAAAACTACTCTACGTTTCTTAGTTACTTTGGGCTTACCTGGTTCAAACCGATCAACTATCATATATTTAATAGCTGGGTGAACAAGATTTATAAAATCCACAAGTTGGAGTCTGATATCATTAGGTAGATCAGCTATAAAATGAAAGTTTATTAGCTTTTCATAATAGCTGAAAAACTGAATATTTAGTTTGTTCATTTCTTTAGAACTGTGTAACTTCATGGAGATATAGCTAATCAAATTAATGATTAACCGGGGATACTGGTACCTAATGTATCTACAAGTGAATATACATGCTAGTGCCGCAGTATATGAAAAAAGTTGCCTTTCGTATTTTAAAGGCCGTCAGTAAAATGACGGCCGAAGGAGTCTAAAGGACTCCGAAGGCGCAAGCGTATTATGTTCTAGCGGGCACATAAATTCCTAGCTGGTCAACACTATAATTAAGCGGGATAGTAAAGCACGTTAATCGGGAACAGACTGGAAATGCTACTACCACGCAATAACTATAAAAGATTATAGTTTAGTAAACAGGCGTGTCGAGCCCACCCCTCCTTTTATAAGCCGATACAATTGTTAGTGGTTTTCTTCAGAATAAACTGAATAAGTAAAGTATGTACCTTGAAAAAGGAGTGTAAAGCCAGCGCTTGCAAAGGCATCAAATTCCGGGCTTAATGTTAGTTCTGTGCATGTTTATAAAACAGCAGATAATAACTTCGTGTATTTCAAAGCACAGTTCGCCTTCTATGCTTGCTCGAAACCTATTCGATCACGAATTCCCTGGAATATGAGGTAGCTATCAACTACACGGACCGTCGATCACATTTAGAGATCTTCCGGCCTGAGCATGAATATCTCAATCCGGGCGTAGACCGCTTTTTACACGCATCTACGACACGTAGCCAATGTTCACTTGTATTTTAGTGGATTCTGTTATCTGATACGTTTGGAGCCTGCACGAATAGTTTTGCTGCTACTCTCAAGTGTGAGTAATAGATCCTTGATAAGTTTATGCTCGCGCTTTGATACCGTAGACACTGCAAAGTTATGGTCGTACTGGATATATTTAGCGTCGTTGATTCTATCATGCATCTTCTGACTATAATCCTCTATTTCCATCCCAGCGAACTTGAGGACAGAGAAGTCTAATGCCAATTCACTTAGCTTATCTAATTCAGCTTCGTGACGGATAGTACACTGTGACTCAAGTGCTTGGGTGAGTGTAGAAAGCTGCACTCGCGCAGGAGATGAGGGTTTGTTAGCGGTTACCTTAATAATCCCTTCAATATGTAATTGGGTAATTATTAACTTAATAGAAAATTGACTCAACAAATCTTTTGCCTGCTGATAAGTTAGGATCTTGTCGCGTATTAAGAAGTATGCGATGTCTATTAATAATAACGCGTCTTTAATTTTAAGATACTCCAGTACTGCCGAGATTGAAACCTCGGTCATTACTGGTGCAAAAGAACAAAATAGTTCTAATACACCTATCTTTCCATCTAGCCAAGCTAAAATGGAACCGGTGGGCAGAGGAGTTATCCTGTGTCCATCGATAACAAAATTTCTAGCAAATTCAGCAGAATGAGGTTGTTGCGTCGAAATTACTGTTTTGGATAGGTTAACTCGAACACCTATTTGGTCCATAAGATCAATATATTGTGTGAATTGGCTTTCCGAGTTACGCATGAGTAGGTCATCGCCGACTAATACATAATGTTCGAACGGGCAGCCGCATATTTGATTAACTATGAAATGATGCACGAGAGCCATGGAGGACCAACTACTGAAAAGACCCATGCCTTGTCCGACTGCGTAACGTAGAGTCGGTGCTATTTTCTCAAGGGATGAATTCTTTGTAGAGTACTCTCGATCTACTATATCCGCCCAATATTTGCCGATTGCTGTACCATCTAAGTCCAATCTGGTGAAGATACGCTCGATTAACCGTTGTTGTAGAAGGCGAGGCATTCGGTCAGTAGCCGCGGACAAGTCGATTGAATGATAACATTCAGCATCAGCAATAAATAAGTTTATGCCTGCTTTATGGTCATATGTTTTGTCGGACGGTATCATTTGTAGTAACTT